TATCCACTCCGACCGGCTTTGTGCTGCCCCGCCAGGCGACTTGGGACCACCACCGCCAGCCAATAATTGACCGGGAACAATAGCCGTACCTGTCGCGCTAATCCCCTCAGGCCCATGAAACACCTGAGCAGTTGCGTCGTCAGCAATGGCCGCCCAAAGATGGGCCGCATGATACGACCGCCCCTTGTGTATCTTGCGGTGGGCGTGGTCAATGACGCCCAAGCCGCCCTCATTGAAATTAAACGCACCACGCCATGAGTGTTCGTCATAGCCAAAGTTTGTCATGATAAGTTCGCCTATCCTTGCCAATTAGGGCAAGTATTGTTTAAGCACATAGAGCATAGTGGGTGGCATGGGCCTCCAACCAACCCCGCCAGGGAGGCGCTAAGCATGCGGGGCATACACCCTCAACTCTACCACCCCGGAGGGCCTATGCTCTATATGCTCAAACCTCATTCATTCCGCCAGCGTCGGTTGCGCCAGCATCGCCCAACCCGCCGTCATCGTCCGCCACATTTGCATCACGCCACTGGTAGTAGTTGGGGCGCTGTGGTGCCAGCGCGTCTTGAATTTCCGTATCCACCAAAACGGGTACGATAGTGCATCGACAATTTTGATGTGAGTCCCCCGGTGGCAGCTTTCTTTCCGGGTCACTTAACGTCCACGTTTTGCCGTCAAGTCCCTGACAAATGGTACACACGCGCTCATCTCTAGACGAAACCCACTCATACCCTGCTACAACGTCCGCGTTCTGCTCATAGACTGCCAGCGCACCCAGGTTCGCGGCTCGCTGTATCTCTGTCCGCGTAATCGTTAGCACCCGAAAGAAGTTCTTGCGGAAACCCTTGCGCCGGTCGGTCGGTATGCCAAGTGTATCCCGCAGCCGCCGAAACGCTTCGTCCATGCTGTCGCCCGCGATGAGGCTATCGGCAATCACACGGCGGATAATCGCCACGTACTCATCAAACGTCATGCCCAGATCGTAATGCCAGGGCTTGCCGAGATACGGCGACGTTAGCGCGGCCTCAATTGCCTCGGTGGGCAAAATACGCGCGTTGACTTGCTCTTGCACCGCGCCGTCGTGCTTGGTACTGGCATCAATGGCCCACGCCCTGCCCCAGTAGCCTTGCCTGAATGACTTGACGCTAGTGCGGCGCGTTCTGGCAAATACGGCATCTTTTAGACCCTGGAACACCGCCGCCGCCGCTTCAAGCGTCTCATCTAATCGCGCCAAATCCGGCTCGCCATTGCGATACCCGGCGCGGATAACGTCATTCATGTCTCGCAGCGTGGCAAGGTAGGTGCTGTACAGCCACCGCGCCTCAGCGTCCTCGAAGCCATAGAGCCGCGTTCGTACCCACCATTCGGCATATCGGAGCGTTTCGCTGTCATTCTTAAGCGGTCGCGTGATGCTGGCCGCGTCAGTTTGCCACGCGGGGCGCCTCTTTGCTTTCCGCTTCGTCCGTGTCGCCATTACCGCTCCGAGCTAAGTCGTCATAATCATCCGGCACGCCAATATTCTCCGGCGTGACATCATCACCGCGCGCATAGTCGTCGCGCTGTTCCTGCCGTTCCCGCTGCATTAGCTTTTGCTCACGGGCCGAGTCGTAACCACGCTTACTCTGCGCCGTGCTGCGGCTAACGAGTTGGTTCGCCATATCAAGACTTATAGCCTCGGCCATCGTCTTTGGGTCATCAGATTGCAGCGCGTAATATTCCACCGCAAACGCGCGGGTCGCTTCAATTTCCTGCGGCTCTTTGTTGCCGTCCAGCACCGGATCGCCGTCGCTATCTTGCACGGGCACCATGTGCGCAAACTTCCCATCCTGTACCGCCGCGCTAATGACGCGCTGAAAAATCGGCGTCCACACCCGTTCCCGCATGATCTCTTGGGCATCCACAAAGCGCCACATGGCGGGCAACTGCTGCGCCGTCGCGCTGGCAAGGTTGGCGTTTTCACCGTCGCTCAACATATACTCCGGCATCCCCACGCCTACCGCAACCATGAGCTTAACCTGCCGACCATCTTCCGACACGTCCGGCGCGCCTGCGGGGTTGCTGAGCGCTGACCATTCTTCGTTGTCGCCCGTAACCAGCGTTGACCCCGGCTCCGGCGGCGTTTTGTATTGGTTGCGCTTGTTTGCAATCTGGCCCGGTCGCGCCTTGAGGATTTTGGCCCACCAAAGCAACGCGCCGCGCCATTTGTTCTGGCGCATCCGGTCCTCTAACCACTCTTTATAAGCTCGCAGCCAGGGCAGAATGACGTAAAGGTCAGGGCGTCCGCGCAACTCATAGCTATGGCGGTTAATGGCGACGTGTAGCATATTCTCCGCGCCTACCCATTTGCCCTCAAGTCCGAGGTCTTTGGGTAGCATGGACTGCGATAAGTCAAACTCATATTGCAACTTGTACTGCTTTACGCGCCTAAAGAATTCCGGCTCCGTCTCGATTTCCGTTACATACCAGGGCGGCACCGGCACCATCACCATGTTTGCGCCACTGCCGAAGAACCGGATGAATAACTCGCCATCGACGCTTAAGTCTTTGAGAAGTGACGAGTCGTACTCGGCAATATTATTCTCAGGGTTGCTAATGAATTCCTCTAAAACCTCTTGTACGTCCTTGTTTTGATACGTGACGTTGAAGCCCTTGCCCACCGCGAATTGTGCCGTTAGGTCTACCGCGCGCTTAGCGAGCGGGTTGCGATGATACGCGGCGTGACAATTGGTCAAGATAGCCTTGCGCGTGGCCCAGTTCCATTCACAGAGCGGGTCATCAGTAGGCATCCACACCGGACCGTCATACGTCACGCTGCGGTTGTAATCGAACTGGCCCGCGTATGTCTGCGACGTTTCGCGCAGATACGTTTTGACTGCATCCGCGCCCTGCAACGCCACGTCCCCCGGCACCATTGACGGGCGGCGGTAGTCCACGCCATCCTCGATATGCCAGGCGTTACGCGAGATAGCCGAGTCGCCGCGAGCGGCACGGTTGGCCGCGCGGTTGCGCCCGAACTTTGCCCACTGTGTTTTTGCTCGCTGTGCCCGTGTTGGCTTCACTTAATAATCGCTTCCACTAATCCGATACGGTGTGACGTAGTTAAAGCCGCCGTCGTCAAGCTCCGGTACGTGCGCGCCCATAAGTGCATATCGCCATGTGTCCATTGTGTGATCGTTAGCTTTGACCGGCTGGTCCCGAATGCCATACTTGTTCGTCGCCCACTGGTAGCTATCGAATTCTGATAGCGTATGCACGCAATCAGGCGAAACAAAGAAACGCGGGCGACCATCGCTCTGAATTGCCAAATAGTTCTTGACCGTCTGAATTCCTGGCAATACGCGGTTATCCGCCGCTTGTGCGTTGACGCCCTCGCGTATGAAAGCATCAATGTACTCCGGCTCGGACGGGTCACAAAAGAACGTTTGCACGTTATGCTCTCGTTGAACCTGCGTCGCCAATGTTGCCCATTCCTCAACACGCACGCGCCGCTGGTAATATTCGGCTACTGCCCACGCGCGACCGTCCGTATCTATTCCCAAGACACCAATCACGCCGGGGTTGGCAAAGCCCCAGTCAACGCCCGCTATCGTGTAAACAAAACGCTCAGGGCGTGTCCGCTGCACATGCACATCATGCCGAAAGTCCGCGTAAATCAGGCCCTCGAAGGCTACGAACTCGCCTTCTAACTCCTGGGCTGCGAAATCGCCCGTATAGGCCCGACGCAAACTCTCAACGAATTCGGCATCAATAAACGGGTTCTGCGCCGTCGGCAGTCGCCACGCCACGTAATCGTCGCGCTGGTCACGCACGAACTCTTGCCAAACCCAGTTGCGACCTTTCGGCGTGGTTGTTAGCCAGTCCCACCCGCGCATCCCGTGCTGTCGCAAGCGGCCTATCATGATGCGCCACACGTCCGGCGTGTAGAGCGCCGCCTCATCGCCATGCCACCAAAGCAAGTTAGGCCCGCGCAGCGTGTCAGGGTTATCCGTGCTTCTGAACAACACTTCCGACCCATTGCGCATGACGGCGGTAA